ATGGTATTATTATTCTTTGTATTACCAATGGTACCAAAAGGAAGACTTTCATTGAAGGTAATATTCAGACCTAAGTTCTTGGCAATATTGAATACTCTATCTGCCAAGTCCCTTGAAGTCCTATCTGTATTGAACTTATTGAAAAGTTCCTGTACCTTGCCAATGCCATAGGAATAGTTCTCCTTAATACCTAAGTTATAAGTCTTGACATCCTTAGGATTCATGCTATCCATATCATCAAAGAAGCTATCCTTGCTATAGTTAGCCTTTTCTACAGGTCTTTGTACAGAAAGTACTAAGTCCCCATTAGCATTTCTGTAAGAGAACAATGCTCCCTTAGGAAAATACTTAGAAGCTTCTCTCTTAGCTGCATTCAAGACATGAATATTCCCGCACTCAATAGGAGAACTATATCTCATTTGCCATAATCTCCTGACATTCTCTCCAGACTCCTGGTAATGGGTGTTTCCCATTTGAGCCTGAATATAAACATCTGTAGGAAAGAGAGTTTCATTCCCTGTCTGTAACCAATACTTATGAGTATAAAGCTCAAGCTGGTTGGCTGCCAAGTCATGTCTTGCAGCTAAGTCCTTGAACTCTTTACTTGCTTTATTTACACATCCCATAAATTATATGTTATTTAATTTCTGAGGCAAAGATACAAAATTAATCTAGCAAATCGCTATGAATTAACCAATATCTTTATATTATTTAAAGGGTTTCTTATTAAAATATAAGGGAGAGAATAGTATATGCGCTATCTCTCCCTTGATATTACTTGCGTGGCAGTATTTTCTTATCAATCCAATCTGCTGCCTTCTTTATTAATTTCTTTAGCTCCTCTCTTTCCCTCGGAGTCATCTTGGCTCCTTCAATAGCAGCACAGGAATCACATTCCATCCACATGCTGTCAAGCTTATTTCTCAAGCCTACAGACCATTTATGTCTAATCATAATTCTTTTCTATTAACTAATGTTACAACATATTTCCTCTATCTCATCATAGCATGACATATCATCAAGAATATCCTCAATGAAGGTAAGTTTGTTCTTCCATGCTTCTAGGTCTGATATGTATTCCTTAGTCTCTATGATTTCCTGAATATAATCAGGATTATTTGAAGCATACTTCTCATACTCTGTAAGTCTAGCCTTTGCTTTGTTGATGTCATTATCAAAGTCCTTGAATACTAAGGCTAGATTTTCTAGAGTTAGAGTAGTATATTTCTCCTCATTACCTGCCCATACAGGATGGATATTTTCATCAAAGTATTGGTATATTTCAGTACTTCTACTATAAGAAGCTGTGATAATGTGCTTCTTAGGTTCCTTTTGAAGGTCTTTCCTCTTAGGAACAATAAAAAATGATAAATAACTACTCATATTCTTCTTCTCCTAGAATTAATTGTTTGAAATATGGCAATCCTTCTATCATCTTACAGAAAGTATGCCATTCCTTTAACTTATGATTCTTTCTTTGATGGTATATAGTTTGTAGTTGCTTGTAGTTAGTACTTACTCTCATGAATAATTCTAACCCTAAAGGAGTATTGGACAATACCTTCATCCAAGTATTATAGATTTCCTCACTTGCTTCCTTTGAATTAAGTAGATTCTCATGCATATATTTGGCCTTTATAGAGTTATACTCAAAGATGTACTTCTTCAAGTTATTGATAGTCTCTTGAGTAACATAATCATTGCAAGCACTGTCCAAGTTCATTTTTAGGAGTCTATGCATCTTTGATGAGGAAGTCACTATGTCTGTAAAATGGTATCTTTGAAACTCCATTGACCAATATTGAGGATACTTGATGTCAAAGCTTACCCTAATACCACAAAGTGCATTATCATGACAATGTACATCTGTAGAATTACTAGCATGAACTAACCTTGCCATTCTATTGAGTCCTTTTATAAACTCACTATCTGAATATTCCACAGGCTCTAGCCTCATAGCATTACCAGAGGCAATTACACTTTCTCTTAGGTCATATACCTTTACATTGGATATTTCTAACATATTACTTTTTTCTTTTGGATTGTTTCTTAATATAACTTTGATAACCTCTGGAGGGTCTATAGCCTTTCCTTACAGCCTCTGACAACCTCATGGAGATAGTGGCAGTCTTAGTCCTCTTAGGATAATATTGCTTGCCAGTCTTTGAGACATATACTATATAGCAGGATGCAATGCCTCTACCATAAGGAGTATCGCCATTATCTTGATTTCCTCCTATATAGTTGCCATTCTCATCACAGAAATCTCCTGTGTCAGCATCTATGTAGTAACCTGGGTATTTGTCACTCTCATAGATTTCTCTTCCATCTTCTAAATACATAACTGTTTGGTTTTAATTGTTATTTACTGAAGTTTACTCCTCCAAATACCTTTGAGAATAAACTTCTTTCCATATACATGATAGGGTTATTCATGTGGTTTCTTTCCTTGAAGTCCTTTGACACTCCAACTAGTCTACCTGTTCTACAAGGATTATTGCCTTTCTCCCCATCAATTACCTTGATAATCATTGCTCCACCTTGGTCTACTACCCCTTGGCAATCATTACAAAGACCTTGATATATGTCCCTAGGAGCTTCTTTGTCTCCTTTGAGTTTTCCAAGCATGGCTACTCCATAGTCCTTACCACAGCAGATGCAATGGAGAACTGATGGATTGACACCATGCTTAGGACTTAACTTAATGCTATTCTTTGTCATAGTTTTCATCTTTAGGTATATATCCAAAGTACTCTGTCAGTTGGTCAATAACCATTTCAGAGTTAGCATTGGATTTTGTTATTACTTCCTTGAATGCCTCTGCTAAGTTATATGGGAGGTTTTCATCCTCAGTAGGGACTTTAATGAAATGTTGCAGCCCCTCATATTCAAAGTTTATTGATAAATCTCTAATCATACTATTCTTCATTTATTACATCTAAGTCATCTATTACCCAATCTTCTGAAGCTTTTAAAACTTTTTGATAATGCTTGATTTTCTTAATAATTTTGTTTTGAAGACTCTTTTCATTATCCTCAAGCATTATGCCTTCTGTGCGAAGCTGTGCTATCTTTTCATCACATAGTCTTTGCAATTCACTAAGTAGGGTAGGGATGCCTAATTATCATTCTTATATTCCTCAATGAAATTTACATCTTCATACTTAGAATAGTTATCATGATGATTGACTATATTCACAGGCATGGATTTACTCATGCAATAGCATACAGTGCAATCTACTTGTATAGGAGTAGGTTCCTTCTCATTCCAAGGTGCTCTAGCTTCTTCTGATTGCATCATTACAGGACAATTATCTTTCATATTTGTTGTTTATTAAGTATCTGCTATTATTGTGTAGTTCTCGAAATTATCAGAGATTGATTGAAGGACTGTAAGATATTCCTTGGTTCTCTTTACTAACTGCTCATAAGTATCCCAACCATTACTAGGATTGAACTTTCTATAATAGTCCTTATCCTTCAAAAGTACTTTATAACAAGACATTAGTCCTTGTAAGTATTCTAAAGTAGGTTCTTCAATCCCTAATTTTTCCTTAGGATGCCATAGCAAATCATATAAAGTTGCCCTTTCTCCATTTATAGTTATACAATCACTATAGTATTCTGCTTTACACTTCTCAGCCATCTCTGTTAGATTGTGTGTAAGATTCATGTGAAAATACTCATTATCTTCATAAGTCTTCTCTTCAATATCATCAGGATTGGCACCAGGAAAGTGCCTTAATACTTCCTGCTTAGTCTTTAACTCTATAGTCTCTCCGTTCTCTCTGATATAAACTCCTGTACCTCTATGAAGCACAGGAGTCTTACTCTTAATATATAAATCTAAACTCATTTGTCAAACTTAAATTTATTATTGAAATCTTCAAGGTCTCTTACATATAGTCCCTTACCATCAGAATATAAGATAGCAGTTTTCCATTCTCCAGTAGTAGGATTCTTCATCTTTATGGTGCCTATATCTATAATGGCATAGTAGTGTTTATTCTTAGGATAAAACCAATTAAGGTTTTCTTTCCAAAGTTCTTGCGCCTTATTGCCATACCATCCGATTTTTCCTAGCTCTTGAGGAATAGCATCTTTCTCACCACTTCTCCAATTATACTTAAAGGCATTAAGTTCACTGAATATAGCTGTCTTATACCATCCTTTAAGAAACTTCATGGCATCTATACACTCTACAGAGGTACCATTTACTTCCAAACCTTGGTAATGAAGAGGGTGATTTACTGCCTCTCCATTGGAATTAATCTTCCTAGGTTCATCCTTTATTGGAGTACTAGAGACATTGGTATAGTTCTGAATCTTTTCAAGTTCCTTGAAATCTTTCCATACATTACTTAATTTATCTTGTATATCATCCCAATTTGCTTCCTTTGGGGCTGTAAATCCTTGGTCTAATAGATATGATAATTTCTCTAAAGAATCACTTATTTTTTTTAACTGTTCCATATTAATACTTATATAATGCACCTTTACTAATTGCTTCCCCAATGAATGATGTCATAAGGTCACCATGGTTAATGATTTCCTCAGAGTCATCACATTCATTGTAGACATAATAATCTCCATTTTCATTGAGGGAAACAAACTTTGAGCTTCTGAGACCAAAGTTCAATATTATAAAACATTCCAATGGATAGTCATGCTTTGTATTCTTGATGAGAGTGTCAAGCTCATTCTGAGACTTGATTCTGTGAGGTTGTTTCTTCGCTGTCATGATTTTCTAAATATGTATAATTAACTTCCTTAAGACCATCAATTTGCATATCATAGCCTTGCTGGGCTATCTCTCTGGTATGAGTCATTGCCTCGGATATATTGTCAGCCCATAGGAGAACCTTGTATTTAATCTGCTTCTCTGAACCATCATCCTGTAGCATAGTATCCCTTAAAGTAGCAATAAAGCTACTTTCTCCTTCATACTGAGTAATGATTTCCTTGACTACAGAAAGTCTAAGGCTTGTAATTTCAAAGCTTTCTACAGTACTATCATTAATAGCATCATTGAGTAGCTTCATCACTACATACTCTGCCTCAGCAAAGATTTCCTTGTCAATGATATAAGTCTCAAGTTTCTTCTTTATCTTATTGTCAATCTTCCAAGCTACCTTGGTTTTTACTTCTATCAGCATAATCTTATGTTTAAATTATTTTCTTAACTTCATTATCTTCATGGTGTACTATCATATAGTCAGCAGATTGCTCATAAGGAACACCCTCCTTGTAATTAGGACTCCAAGGATAGGATTTCTCCATGGCTATCCTCAAGGTTTTTATGTCAGAGAGTTTGTTCCTTAGTGCATCTACTGCCTTGGTACACCTAATATTATTCAAGTCTACTGGCTCTGTTTTCTTCCTATTGTCAAGGAGAATATTGGCTTTCCTTACTATCTTGAGCCAGCTATCTTCTGTCTCTGACAAGTCATATACATGGAATGCCTCTGTAGCATCCTTGCCAGAGAGATTCTTCAAGTCCTTGCAACACTGGATGAAGGTAGCAGAAGCTATACTCATCATGGTAAGGATAAAATGAAGAGCTGCAAGACTCTTAGCATGTTCCCACTTGGCATTTCTGAATGATATGTAAATTGCTCTATGCAATTCCTCTGTCTCATTATCAAACTGCTCATCAATATTGTCACCAAGTATATTCATATACCTTACATTCTGAGTATTGACATCCATCAACTTGTTAGGTAAGGTTTCTAGGTATTTACCTATCTTGTTGATGGCTTGCTTCATCTCATGTCTATACAATACCTTGTCTTTCTTGATGTCTTCAATATAGTCAAGATAGGCATATCTTGCCATAATGATTGATGGCAGGCAACAATACTGAAAGTAGTGCCATATCTCTATTAATTCTTCTTCTGTTACTTTCATAATTATAGTTTAATGAACCCAATGATCTGAAATTTCACTATCTGAATCCAATACTAGAGTTTTGAGGAAAGGTTTTGCTGCCTCCCTCATTACCTCTCCCAATTTAGCATCTGCAATATCTTGTAGTTCCTTTGGACATTCTATATTCAATTCATCATGCACTGGAATACAGAATTTTATAACATTAAAGTATCCATTGTCTACAACCCAATCAAAGAGCATTTTACAGAATATCTTGAAGATAATTGCCCCTGAACCTTGAAGAGGACTGTTGCAAGCATTCTTTTCATACTTTGTTTTTGCTTTAAAATGGGTAGATACCTTCTTTGCAATGTTATCTCCTGTACCTTTATGATAGGCTTTATACTCTTCCCAAAACTTTGAGTCAAAAGATTGCTGCACTTTCTTCCAATATTTCCAATCCCACCAATAAGACTTATGTCCCGTTACAGGGGAGATAAGAATATACCCATTGTTTACTACAAATTTCTTTTCTTTTTCTTGGAATTTAGAGATACCACTGAAACCTTTCATGTAACTATCATAAATAGATTTAGCAAAAGTAGGTTCCATTCCATATTGAGATACAAGAGTAGTATCATTACCACCATATGCAAAACAAAATTCCGGGTTTTTTGCAAGTTTTCTAAGATGCTTATATTTAGCCTTAATGTCTTTTATGGGAGTATCTCTTGGAATATCATTTGGAAAGACCATATATGCTACTGTACTGTGCATATCTTCCCCTTTAAGGAATACATTCAGCATAGCTTTATCTTGTGAGAAATCTGCCATCAAAACACTTTCTTCTCCTTTGTAGTCCCTAGAAATCCAGACATTGCCTTTCTCTGCACAGAAACAAGCTCTTGTAACTTCATCAGCAGGAAGGTTCTGTAACTGGGGATATGCACATTTCAGTTTAGTGTCTTTAGGAGTTTTCAATGGTAATCCTTTTAGCTTTGCTAAGGACGCATTCTGTTGTTGGGAACCACATGCAAGCCTTCCTGTGTCTGTCCCAAGTGCTCGGAAAGTTGTATGTACTCTTCCTGTTAAAGGATTAATTGCATTGAGATAATTTTGTCCATAAGTAGTACATACTTTGTTAGCTTCTGAATAGGCTAGATAGGTATCATAAAATTCGGGATTAATATCTCTTTGAGGTTTTAATACAGAGGCATCAATACTGTCTTTCTCTTCCTTAGTTTTCTTATCAATACCTCTGCAATTGAATCCTAAGGCTGTAAGAAAAGGAATAATTTGGGAAGTACTATTCCAATTGATAGTACATTTAGGTGTAGTATCATAACCAGACCATAAGTCTCCTTCAAGATTAACCTTAAAGAACTTTTTATCCCCAAAGTTAACAACAAAGTCATTTAGCTTTTGTAAAGCAGTATCTCTCTTTAGTTCATCCTGTTGCATTTTTTGCTTCCATAATGCTTCATTCATGTGGACTCCACACCATTCAAAATATGCTTTGATGGGAACAAAGTCACATTCTACTTTAGCTGCTTTTATCATATTTCTTTGTCTAAGGATTGCAAGTTGCTTCTGCATTATCCTATATAGAGGCTTAACATCTCCAGCACCATAGAGTACTGTTCTATCATCTATACCCCTCCAGATAATTTCACCTCTTACAGTTTTGTCCATCTCTTCCCCAAGGTATCTATAACACATAGCTTTCAATCCTACGCCACTATGATGAGTGATAAAGTCTGATACTTCTGGCACAACAGCTTGAATATATTCACTTTTTTGCTTGGAGTTCATGTTACCCCAACTGGAACATTCATCTACAGCTTGACAATAAGAATCTATTATATCTTGGGAAGCACCAATCATAAAGTTAGGAAAACCTAAATAGAGTAATTGCTCAATAATCATTAGGTCATATACTTTTCTTAATATAATACCTTCCTTGAAGCCAAACTTACAATCAAAGCCTAAGTTAGTACCAATAATAAAGGAACTCTCTAATTTATCTTTGTACAGTTTTACATCTATAGTAGAAGTATCAACAACTATTTGAATAGTTTCCTCTATATTACCAAACTGCCACATTAGACTACTGTCTATGTGTCCATCAAGACCAGTGGTTTCAGTGTCAAACTGAATCATTTTCCAACCTTTCATAATGGCAAGAGACTCTTCTACCGAGATAGTTTTATAGACCTCACTTTCAAATAGTTGTTGATTAGCACTTACCAAATATATCATATTATTTCTTACTATAAGCTATATATTTCTCAAAATCCAACACATAGTCAAAAGAACTAAAGAAATTGGTTCCTATGATACCATGCAATGTAATACCACTTTCTTGCTTTATACTCTTGATAATGTCACTTAAATCCCTGATAATGCATGGACAATGATAACCCTTATCCTTGTAAGTAATATCTATGTTACAGGTCTTGCATGTAACCTTCTGTCCATCTATGCCATATTGATTGGTTTCCATGTCAAGCATTGTATACTTGAGTTCTTTCAAATAGGTTTCATCAATGGTGCAGCAAGTGGCTCCTGTATCTAGCAAAAAGTTGATTTTCTTGTTTCCTTGGTAGAATGTCACAACAGGAAGTTCAGTCAAGTCCATGCTACTTTGAAAGGACATGGCATTAGGGTGAATATCCAATAGTTTATATAATGTCTTTTTAATCATATTTTTTATTTTAAAGTTAACTTACTTGAGCAATCCTTAGTATCAATATGAACATCAAGTTCATTGTCAGCTATCATATAGTTGGTATTGCTCATTTTATATCCCATGTTGGTGAGAATATCATCACCATCCAGTTCCTCATATTCCTTAGGAACATTCTTGATGATAACCTCACCAACATTATAGTCTAATATTACTATAATCATAGTCTATTGTTTAGTTCTATACTTATCAGAGCCAGTACCAATACCTCCTCTATTCTCTCCATCAAGAGAATCAACCTTGACAAGCTCAATCTTTGATGAGAAGAGCCACTTAATCTTCTGCCACATAGTAGCCTTCTGAGATAATTGTATTCTGAACTGGCAGATAGGTGTACCCTTAGGGATAGTAATGTTTCTAGTAGCAATACAAGGGAACTTCCAAGTATCATCATTCCCACAGTAACTACCATCTATGATGCCCATCGAGTTACTTTCCATAATTCCCCATTTCTTGAATGTTGAACTACGTGGGGCAACAATAGCTTCT